TAATACTTGGTATCATATGGTGATTACATATGATGGAACAACGATGAAAGGATACATAAATGGTAGTGAAGTTGCCACTGCCACAACAGCGTTTGCTAGTCCAGTTGATGACGCAGAAACAAATCAATACCTATTATGGGGAGCAACTGAAACTACCAACATGGGTGATGGCACATATTACAATGGTCGTATGGGAGAAATCAGAGTATATAGCGGAGCATTGACTGCGGCTAACGTTCTAGCAAATTACAATGCAACAAAATCAAGATACGTATAGTAGATAACTACTACCTAGTTTAATGTTCTCTTAATTTAACCACCTCAATGTACCATTCCAGTAGCTAATTTATCCCAACAACTTCCTATAATACAACAAAGACAGCTCTTTGAGCTTACCTGAGCAGAACAACGTTACTACGAAGCGGAAAACCGGCCTCTTGACTGCAATATACTTACTCATTGTCAGTAGAAAGAGTGTAGTACACCCAGACTAATAGGAAGACAGACTTATTAACGGTTAAAAAATCAGAGTACACAGAACAAGCTCTATAAGTAAGTAGAACAAATAATCATTAGGAAACACCCAATGTTTGACGCAATAAAATTAAAACTGTACTATGACCATGCCCTGAATACTATTAAAGATGAGGGCGAAGACACAGTTATTCAAGAAGTTACAGGTCAAGTAGTTGACAGCTTCATTGTTCCGTTAAAACTAAAAAAGACTGCTAAAATACTAGACATTGGTTCTGGTGTTGGTTATTTCAGTGATCATATGAAAGATTTAGGTTACACTGATATTACAAGTACTACCTGGACTGACGGTGATGCACTGGCATTAGAGAAAAAAGGACACAAGTATATCAGAACTGATATTAATTTTATTAAAGAACCTGATAGTTCTTATGATTTTATTTTTTGTCGTCACTCGCTAGAACACAGCCCGTTTCCTTATTTTGCTCTATTAGAATATAACAGACTGCTTAAAAAAGGCGGCAAGATGTACGTAGAAATGCCAGCCCCTAAAGGACCTAGAGGAGTAGAAACTTGGCCACAACACTATACTGTACTAGGAGAAGTTGCTCTACAAAGTTTAATAGCAAGAGCAGGGTTTAAAATAGAATGGTATCGTAATGCACAAATTGGTGTAACTAACAACGAAACTAAGAAAGTAGATCAAGAAACATATAACTGTATATTAGCAAATAAAATAGGCAACATCGAAGTTAAATAATAGTATGGATATTAATGATTTAAAAAGACTAGCAGGAGTTACTGATCAACACGGTAATTCAATGGGCGAAAACATAAGTCACACTGCATCTGAAAAATCAGCATATCAAAGTAAACATAATATACGCTCTGGGACCAACGAATGGTTTAAGTTGTGGTTTTCGCAACCTCATCTAACAGGCGAGAACCCAATGCCCAAGGACAAATAAATGGCGGCCAAGTCATTAGATGGCGTTCTTATTAAGAAAGCTCATAAGAAGTCTACATACACTCAAGAACAAATAAATGAATTTGCACAATGTGCTGACCCGGTTAACGGTGCAAAGTATTTTATGCAAAACTTTTTCCATATACAACACCCTACGCTAGGTGGTATACAATACCAACCGTTTGAATATCAGAGTCGCCTAATAGATGTGTACCACAACTATCGTTATTCAATATCAATGATGCCTAGGCAAACAGGGAAGTCAACTAGTGCCGCAGGTTATTTACTATGGTACGGTATGTTTGTTCCGGATTCAACAATACTGGTTGCCGCACACAAATATGCAGGTGCCCAAGAGATTATGCAACGTGTTAGGTATGCTTATGAAGCATGTCCAGATCATATCAGGGCTGGTGCTGTTAGTTACAACAAAGGTAGTATAGAGTTTGATAACGGCAGTCGTATAGTAGCACAAACAACAACAGAAAACACTGGTCGTGGTATGAGTATATCAATGTTGTATTGTTTAGACGGAGACACTACTATTCGTATTCGAAACAAACAAACGTCGGTCGAAGAAGATATTACATTAAAGGATTTATATATTAAACTTTATAGTCCTGATAAAATAATCAGGTGATGAATTTGCATTTGTATAAATACAGTATGAATAAACTAGAGCAATTTAAACGTAGAAATCAGAAAAGAAACTCGCAACTATATGCTGATTACTTAACAGAAAATATAGATTATATACTCTGTCCAGTAAGTAACGAGAGATTGAGTATGATAAAAACAACATACATTGAACGTGTACTAGCGATGACAGTAGCAGAATATGACAGATTGTTCCCTGGTATTAGAGGTGTAACGCCCGTCCGTCGCAAAAATATTAAAGATGGCTTAAAAGAAATAGATAAGTCTAGTGGATTAACGAAGCACCAATTGTCATGTGTTAAAGCAAAACAGACATTATCTACATTGGATTTAGACGGTGTATCAGGATACGACAAAAAAGGCAAAAAGACCCGTGCTACTCATATGAACAATATAGACCAATTTGGCAGAAATGGTTACCGACAACAAGCCGATGCACGATTAATAACGCTATTACCAAACGGCTTAACAGTTGAACAAAACGCACACATAAAACAGCGAAATACCTTAATAAAAAACAACAAGTCTGGCAGTGGTGGAGCAAGTAAATTGTCAAAAAGAGTATTATCTCCAATAATTGAATACCTAGATACTAACAGTATTCCTTATTATTTTGATAAGTCTGAGTACGGCATATTAGATAAAGACACTGGTAACTATTATTTTTGGGATTTAACAATACCAGATTTTTCCATAGCAATTGAATATCAATCAAATGCCTGGCACGCCGATCCAGGGCTAAGTGAAGAACTGTGGGAAACTTGGTGCCCACCAAAAGGTCAGAAGAAAACAGCTAACGAAGTACTAGTGTATGACTATAACAAAGCACGCTCACTATATAAGCATAGACAATTTAATACTTATTTTGTTTGGCAAAATACTCAAAAACAAGCAGTAAAGGAATTATTATGTTTGCTGAAAACACTGAATACGAAATATTAACGCCATCAGGTTGGCAAGATTTTCAAGGAGTAACAGTTGTTGACAATAAGTTAACTTTTAGAATTGTATTAAGAAATAACAATTCAATTGAAGCAACTGCTGGTCATTATTTTTTTAAAGATAATAAAAAAATAAAATTATCAGAACTCTGTATAGGCGACTATATAAACACGGTTTCCGGTGACGCTGAAATAGTTAAAATAGTAGAAATTAAGGTTACTTCAGTTTATGATATAGTTGAGGTTGCAGACAACCGGCATCGATTTATTGCAAATAACGAATTTATTACAAAAAATTGTGATGAATTTGCTTTTGTACGCCCAACTATTGCTCGTGAGTTTTGGACTTCGATATCACCTACATTAGCAACTGGTGGTAAAGCAATTATTACATCAACACCAAACTCAGATGAAGATCAATTTGCCTTGTTATGGAAAGGTGCTAACAAAACAGAAGATACACACGGTAACGAAACTAAACTTGGAATCAACGGATTTAAAGCATTTAGATCATATTGGAAAGAACATCCGGATAGAGATGACACGTGGGCAGATGAAGAACGTGCTAAACTAGGCGATGAACGTTTTAGACGAGAAATGGATTGTGAATTTATTATCAATGATGAAACACTGATAGCACCAATACATTTAATGGGATTAGAAGGCGAGGAACCCTCTGAAAGAACAGGACAAGTACGTTGGTTTGGTACTGTACACCCTGATCATTTATATGTAGTTTCCTGGGATCCAAGTTTGGGTACAGGTGGCGACTATGCGGCCATGGAAGTATTTGATGCTACAACAATGTCACAGATAGCTGAATGGAAACACAATAAAACTACAATCCCTGAACAAGTTAGAATCTTTGCTGAAATGATCAAAGTGTTAGAAGAGAAGGTTGGTGAACAAAACAATATCTATTACTCAGTAGAGAACAATACTATTGGAGAGGCCGCCCTAATATCTATTGCAGATTACGGAGAAGATAATATTAAAGGTGTGTTCTTAAGTGAAGACAAGAAAGCTGGAGTAGGTCGTCGATACCGTAAAGGATTTAACACAACAAATAAAAGCAAGTTGGCAGCCTGTAGTAAATTTAAAACTTTACTAGAACAAAATCGATTAACAGTTAAATCAAAACCGTTGATCAGTGAGCTTAAAAACTTTGTTGCAAGTGGTACTGGATATGCGGCTAAACCCGGAGAACACGACGATTTAGTTATGGCTACGGTGCTAGCAGTCAGAATGCTCCAACAAATACAGAATTACCACAAGAGTATTGGAGAGTCAATGACCGATCATAGCGACAACAAAATTGACCCGATGCCGTTTATAATGTTTTAAGATAAATACTGACATGATATCCACAGAAGACATTAACCAAAATTTATTCGATCTCTTAACTACTAAGAACTTTGAACTAGTAACCAGAGACAATAAAGGAAAAGAAACTGCAAATCCAAAAGAAGCAGAACTGTTTAGCTTTGACTACACTGTTGATGATACTAACTACGGTACTGTTGTAGTTACTATTACCGGCGACGGTAGTTTAGAAGTATTTTACGGTGACTCGCTTGGCAAAGGTATGGAGTTAGACCACAAATCTGAATGGTACGATTTCCTTTATCAACTAAGACATTTTGCCAGACGCAATATGTTAGGATTTGATTTAAAAAATATGAATAAACTAAAATATGCAATGCAGTCAAGAAGCCAAGTAGAAGAATCTAAATACTATGGTTACAAGAATACAAGTTATACTAAACCTACTAAAGAAGCAAAACTTAAAATAGTACACTCTAAACCAATCGACGAAGAAGCGGGTGATCAACGTTATAGAAATATAAAAGCTCTATATGTTGAAAATGCAGACGGAGAACGTTTTAAGTTACCCTTTACAAAATTGTTTGCTGGACGTGCAATGGCCCGCCACGTAAGCGAAGGTGGCTCACCACATGATCACTTTGGTCAATACATTTGTGAATTAGTATCTGATATTGGAGTACTAGCTAACTTTGTAAGAGCAAGTAGAGGAAAAGAGTTTACAGATGCAGGTACAAGTGTAATGGCAGAAGCAGGTGTTAGACATTATGCTGATCTTAAAAAGAAAGTAAAACGAATGATAGGCCGTAGAGGATATAAAGAACAATTTGATTCATTTGACCCTACACAAACAGAGGAACATGTTGAAATTACAGATCAATTACGTGACATGTTTACAGAAACATTACTAGATACTAGGATAGAAGAAGCTATTCCGGTACTAAATAGACTTGAATCAAGGAACTCAGTTATGAAAGAAATTACAGAATTTAACGATTGGGCAGAAGGTATTGCTACACCTGAGGACGCAACGTGTCCAGATTGTGTACAAGACCCATGTATATGTACTAACGATTTAGAAGAAGGATTTGATCCTGATGAATTTGACGGTGAAATTACTGTCGGTGACGGTGAAGAAGTTTATTATCATGCTGAAGTAGATAAAGAACAAAACACTGTACATGTAACTAAATGTTCAGATGAACAATATGCTGATGAATGTCAAGCAGATGCTGAAGCAGAGTGGGACGCAAGGGACAATGACGTACCGGCGTACGAAGGCGAAGAACTTGATGAAGGTGCAATGAAAGAACTACATTATGACTTGGAAAATGCCTCTGACGAAGAGTTTGAAGCAACATGGAAATCTAAAAAGTCAGATTGGCAAGAAGTTAAAACACCTGGACTAGCAAAAGACCCAAACAAACCAGCGTACATTAGCAAAATGAAAAAACATGATAAAAACGAGCGTCCAAGTGATTGGGCATCAGCAATGGCATCCGAGGATAAAGACATGGAAGTATATGAAGGCCCTACTAGAAAAGACTTTCAAATGGTAGCAGACTTACTAAAAGCAAATCCAGATCAAGCTAAGAAAAAAGAGTTAGCTAATCACCATGCTGATATGTTTGCTAAACAGAATCCACGCTTTGATAAAGAAAGATTCCTTAAAGCGGCTGGGATTGAAGAAGGTAATGACTTTACTGAAAAATTAGCTCAAGCAAGACAACGAGGTGAAGCAGAATTTGAAGTAGATGGTAAAACGTACAAAGTACAAGAAGATGAATTAAAAGCAATACTCAGGTTGGCTAGATAGTTCCTTAAAAAAGAACTGTAGAAGAGGAGCATACCGTATATAAGTTATGCTCTTTTTTTACGACTTTGGTAAAATATACCAACATAACTGTTGCAATGCTAAATAAAGTATCATATAATGTAACTGTTGTATGATTTATACACATTAAAAACTAAACATTATGGCACATTTAAGGAGAAATACATTATGGCATCTTTAGCAGATATTCGAGCTAAACTCACGCAAGCAGAAGCAAGAACTTCAAATAACTCACATGGTGGCGGTGATAACGCTATCTATCCACACTGGAATATCAATGAGGGCTCAACAGCTACTTTAAGATTTTTACCAGATTCAGATCCAAACAATTCATTCTTTTGGGTAGAACGTAACATGATTCGTTTACCGTTTAACGGTGTTAAAGGCGAAATGGACACTAAACAGATCCAAGTTCAAATTCCATGTATTGAAATGTGGGGTGAATCATGCCCAATTCTAGCAGAAGTTAGAACTTGGTTTAAGGATCAATCACTAGAAGAAATGGGACGTAAGTATTGGAAAAAACGTTCTTATATTTTCCAAGGCTATGTAAGAGAAAATCCATTAGACGGTGATACTACACCTGATAATCCAATCCGTAGATTTGTAATGAGTCCGCAGATTTTTAACATTATTAAAACAGCGTTAATGGATCCAGAAATGGAAGAACTACCAACAGACTACTTACGTGGTATTGATTTCCGTGTTGTTAAAACACAAAAAGGTGGATATGCTGACTATACAACGTCAACATGGGCACGTAAAGAAACTGCACTAACAGAAGTAGAACAAGCGGCTATTGAAACACATGGCTTACATAATTTAAATGACTATCTTCCTAAGAAACCAAGCGAAGTTGAACTTAAAGTTATGAAAGAAATGTTTGAAGCATCAGTAGACGGTAGACCATATGATGCAGAGAAATGGGGCGCATATTTCCGTCCATACGGAATGCAGGCTCCAGAATCAAGTAGTTCGTCAGATGCATTTAGCACACCGCAAGCAACACCGGTAGTAGCGGCACCAGTAGTAGCGGCGCCAGTAGCTGACGCAACACCAGTAGCTGAAGCGGCACCAGTGGCTGAAGCACCAAAAGCAACAGGATCAAAAGCAGAAGATATCCTAGCGATGATCCGTTCAAGACAATCACAGTCTTAATCTAGATAGATTATCGGGCGGTGGGAACATCGACCCGATAACTACTGATATGAAGATTGCTATTACAGGACATAGTTAATGACTACTGAATTCGCATTAAAATTTAATTCAACCAACGACTGCATACCGTTTGAAGTTATTCAAAATCATCAACTTTTTGAATACTTTGTAGCAAAAACAAATGTCGATAATGAGAATCAATTTTTTAATAACTATCTACTTGCTAACAAAGTTAACACTTTGGTACCTGAATTAAAATTAAATCTTGACACAATTAATGAGTTAATGGTAATCTTAGGAATAAACAGTTTAGAGTGTGCGTCTTTTCCGGAAGGATTTCTAAATCAAGACTATTTAAACAGATTGCACGCAGATTGGGTGTTTTCTCAAGAAAATAAAGTAGATATTAACGAGTTAAGAGTTTCAAAAAATAAGTCTACTGCTACCATTGGTAACCAATTACATGAAATGTATCCCGACGAAATAAGAGTAATACGCCTCGCAGAACTATTTGCAAAATTGGGCGTTGTCGACAAATACGAACGTATCAATATGGGAATACATGAATTAGAATCTTCGTTTGATAACAAGACTGCTATATTCGATGCACCAGGAAAGTATAATATATTTGACAATCCTTTTAAAGATAGTATAATAACTAATAATAGTATTACAAATTTTAATTTTGGGTATACGTATCTGGGTAGACAGCGATATGATAAGTTTATAAATTTTGATAACGATCTAAAGTATCAAGATCATTATAATTTTGAGCAATTAGAATTTTCATTTGATATAAATTTATCTAAACCGCAGACTGTACCATTTAACATTGAGTTTTTAGAATGGTGTAATAAACACAACATAACGCCAATCGGCCAACAAATTCCGATAGGTAATATTTTAGATTTGGATAAAAATTTAACGTTATATAGAGAAATACTGTATAGAAATTCTAAAGAAAATAACAAAGCATCAATAGTATTACATTAAACAAGGAAAAATATTATGGCAAAACCCTTTGACGCAAGTAAATTTAGAAAAAGCATTACTAAAAGCATTCCAGGGATGAGTTTAGGATTCAATGACCCAACAGATTGGGTGTCGACGGGGAACTACGCCTTGAACTATTTAATTAGTGGCGACTTTACTAAAGGCATTCCGTTAGGTAAGGTAACAGTGTTTGCTGGAGAGTCTGGAGCAGGTAAGAGTTACATCTGTTCAGGTAACATTGTTAAAAATGCACAAGATCAAGGTATATTTGTTATCTTGATTGACAGTGAGAATGCACTTGATGAGAAATGGCTACATGCCTTAGGTGTTGACACAACAGAAGAGAAACTACTTAAATTGAACATGGCCATGATCGATGACGTAGCTAAAACTATTTCTGAATTTGTAAAAGAATATAGAGACATGCCATCTGAAAATAGAGCTAAGGTATTATTTGTTATTGATTCGTTAGGTATGTTACTAACTCCTACAGACGTTAACCAGTTTGAAGCAGGTGATATGAAAGGTGATATGGGACGTAAACCTAAAGCATTAACATCACTGGTACGTAATACTGTTAACATGATCGGCGCACTTAATATTGGGATAGTATGTACTAATCACACATACGCTTCACAAGATATGTTTGATCCAGATGATAAAATATCAGGTGGTCAAGGTTTTATTTACGCATCAAGTATTGTAGTTGCTATGAAGAAACTTAAACTGAAAGAAGACGAAGGTGGCAATAAGATATCTGATGTTAGAGGTATTAGGGCTGGGTGTAAGGTAATGAAAACACGTTATGCAAAACCATTCGAAGGTGTACAAGTTAAAATTCCTTATTCAACAGGTATGAGCCCTTACAGTGGACTAGTTGACATGGCTGAAAAAGCAGGCTTACTAGTTAAAGACGGCAACAGATTACGCTTTGGTGTTGCTGATAGTGCTGACGAAATTAAAATGTTCCGTAAAGCCTGGGAACTAAACGAAGATGGCTGTTTAGATAAGATTATGGCAAGTTACGGAAAGATAGCAGAAGAGATAAGTATTGAAGAAATAGAAACTATGGACGATACTGCTGTTGAACAGCAAGCACCGGATACCGTAGTAGAAACTTTATCTACAGAGGAAAAATAACATGGCAGAATCATTGGTATCAGCCGCTGAAGTATGGTTAGCAGTTAAAGATCACGTAACAGATGAAAAACAAGCCGCAATGGATGTTGTTAATGCACTAATTGATAATTTAGGGGTTGACGGCGAAGCCATTAAATCTAGCGACCTTGGTCAGGATAAAGATATCAAACATGCGTTGACAGCCTATGTGTTAGATGAGGTTGAGGAAGATGACGGTTTAGACACCTGGGGTGACGAACAAGACGATAGTGACGAAGAGGACGATGATTACTAATGTGGTACAATAAGGTAGTTGAAAACATTGGTAACTTACCAGACTTCCTAATGCACTATCGGAATGAATTACTAGGTGCCAAAAAAGATGTTAGTATCTACGGTTATGTAGAACGTAATATAGCAGACTTGCCAGGTATTACAGAACATCGTTTCCATCAACTACAAGAAATAGAAGCAGTATTAAATTTCTTAAACATACAATTGCGTAAGATTCGACGCAAGCACTTTCAAAAATATCTAGAAGCATATCAACGAGCATTAACAAGTCGTGATGCTGAAAAATATGTAGACGGTGAGGATGAAGTTATTGAATATGAAACACTAATTAATGATATCGCTCTACTTAGGAACCAATGGTTAGGTATAATGAAGGGTCTCGAAAGCAAAAACTTTATGTTAGGTCATGTAGTTAGATTGAGAGCAAGTGGAATGGAAGACATACAACTATAATGTTTGGGTCCCCACAAGAAAGTCACGCTCACTCACGTGAAGTATTAGATGTTATTGAATCCTTTTATGAGTTTATGATATCTGTTGGTACTGTTGCTGATATGGGTGGAGGCCAAGGCCTAGATGCAGAATGGTGGGCCAATAGAAAAACAGACCCTGAGGTTGAATCTTCTGGCATTGCTCAACCGTTGAATATTAAAAGTTTTGTAATTGATGACGGAGACAAATTCAATGTCAAACACGACAATGTTACTCACTTAACATTAGATATGGAAAGCACTGGATTAGATCCAGACCAGTATGACGTTATTACTAGCCATAACAGTTTTCAGTACGCAATTAATCCTATGGCCACATTACGCCATTGGTGGGAATTAGCTAATCCAAATGGTATGCTAATACTACAAGTACCACAAACTACAAATATCAAATATAATAAACATGATATTTCAAATTTAAATAATGAATACCACCATTACACTTTAGTTAACCTAATACATATGCTTGCATGCAATGGATGGGACTGCAAATCAGGAATGTTTAATAAAGGACTACGTGATCCCTGGATTAAGGCAATAGTTTATAAAGGTAAAGTACCACCACAAAATCCTCGTACTACTTCCTGGAGAGACTTAGTTGAACTAGATCTATTACCCGACTCGGCTGTGAATAGTATTAATCGATGGGGATATGTTAAACAAGAAGATTTAGTGTTGGAATGGTTTGCCGGCCGCAACAACTCATATAATACTCACTGATAAACTACGTAGATAAATATCTGCATGGACAAACAAGAAACTATACCAGTATTCATAGGGTACGATCCTAGAGAAGCGATAGCATTTCATACTTGCGTAAACTCAATTATAAGACATGCCACACAGCCGGTAAGTATACACCCGCTAGCACTTAATCTGCTGTCAGGATATGAAGAAACACACACCGACGGATCCAATCATTTCATATATTCTAGATTTCTAGTGCCACACATGGCAGGTTATATTGGGCAAGCAATTTATATTGATGGCGACATGATAGTCAAAGATGATATAGCAAAATTATGGAATGAAACAAAAAAATTCCTGGGCTGGGATGTCGCTGTTGTTAAACATGACTATAAGACCAAAATGCCTGTTAAATATTTAGGATCTAGAAACGACGACTATCCTAGAAAGAACTGGTCTAGCGTAATGATTTTTAATTGTGGTATGATGCCTTGTAAGAAGCTAACACCTGAATATATACAAAACTCAAAAGGAGCTCACTTACATAGATTCGAATGGACTCGAGATGAGAGAATAGCCGAACTGCCCAAGGAATGGAATTGGTTAGCCACAGAGTATGATGATAATCCAGATGCTAAACTAGTACACTATACTCTAGGCACTCCTTGTTTCCATGAGTTTGCTGACACTGGCATGGCCAACGATTGGCACCAAGAAAGATTGTTTACTGATTACTGCCAACAAAGGATTGATCTACTAGATGACGATCACTAGCACTGATATACTTTGTGTTAATAGAAAGACACATGATCAACTACCTAGAAATCATGAAAAGATATTAACAACCGCTATGTATAACTTTACTCAAGGGTGTAACGGAACACCTACTAGTTGGGAAGAGGCAAGAGACTACCATGATAATATCATAATATTGTATGGTGCACAAATGATTAAAGCGGTTAAACATTGTTGGGAAAATGACATTAACTTCTTCTATATTGATAACGGTTATATAGGCAATGTACAAAATAAAAAACAATATCATCGTGTAATACAAAATCATGTACATGACCTCCGTCCGATTATTGAAAGACCAGGAGATCGACTGCAATCAGTTATATGGTTTATAGAATGGATACGAAGTAAAAGTGATCGTAAAGCTAACCTAGTTAAACCAGCTCTATTACAACCTAAGCCATTTGCTCCGGGACGTAGTATACTAGTTGCACCACCTAGCCCAAAAAGTTTTACATTGTGGGACATTGATCAAGAACAATGGATTGAAGAAACTGTAAATGAAATAAAAAAACATACCGATCGACCTATTAGGATTAGATTAAAGCGGGCCAGAGATGAAAGATTTGCTGAGAACACAATGGAAGAAGATCTTAAAGAATGTCATTGTTTAGTTACATATAATTCAGTGTCTGCTGTTGAAGCATTAATAAACGGCAAGCCAGCATTTACATTAGGTCCTAATGCCGCACAACATCTTTGTTATGATGACCTAGCTAAAATAGAAAATCCATACATACCACACAGTGACGAAGTTGATGCACTTCTTAGGCATTTAAGTTACAGTCAGTTTACAAGAAAAGAAATGGCAAGTGGAGCCGCTTGGGACATATTAAATGGCTAACTATACTATTATTAATGATGATGACTTATCTGAATTTATAGCAGGGGAATTAATAGCTAAGAGGTTCAGACAAGGCCCACACTGGCATTTCTGTCAGAAAGTATATACCAAACACTTTGATGGAACTAAATTGGCAACTAAAGACAGGATTAACAAGGCTGTCTTGGCAGATATAGATAAATGGCGCAAGCTAATAAAATTAGAAGTACGATCAATATGGAAATTTAAAAGAAGAAAGTTAGTACATTTTGTTTTAGATAATTTAGATAGAATATGTAGTGCGTATGGTAATGGAAATGTGCCGAAAGGTAAGAGACTATTATTAAACCAATATCTAAAATCTACAACCAACACCCACATGAAGAAATTGTCGGCGGGTATATTTGAAAACAGTAAATTTCGTAATCCTGATACGTATAGTCATTCAGAACAAGACTGTTTAATTAGGAATATTTTAAACAATGAAGAGCTGTTACACAATAAAATAACAAACAATTTTCCACTGTGGTTTGTCGACTCAGGATATACTAACTTTGTTAGAGACAGTGAAAGTAAAGAATGGCATAGGTTATGTCGTAACGATATCCATACAGACTTACCTAAACATATCTTTCCAATGGACCGACTGCTAAGAATGGTTTTAGATAATCGAAACAGGTTAGACGGGTTTAGATTCCCTAGACATTGGAGAACTGGCGGAGACACAATATTAATAATACCGCCTAGCGAATACATATGTAAAGTCTATGGATTGAATCAGGAAAAATGGACAAAAGCACAGGAAAAAGAATTAACAAACCTTACTGATAAAAAGATAATAGTCAGAACAAAAGATGGCACTAGAAAAACTCGGACTAGCTTATACAACGATCTATTAAACGATCAATCAGTTTATTGTGTAGTTGGATACAGTTCAAATGCACTAACTGAATCAGTGTGGGCCGGCGTACCTATAATTACATTAGGCAAGCACATAACAAATCCTGTTAGCAGAAATAGTTTAGATAAAATTAATAACCTGTACAGAGATGACGTCAGTCAGTGGTTATGTTATTTGAGTTACAGTCAGTTTACCAATGAAGAGTTATTAGACGGAACAGCTAAGAAGATTATGGAGATATGGCATGTATGATGTAGTAGTCTATCTCTCAAGTTTGCCTAGAATAGCAGACCATGATCGTAAAGCACAAATATTAAAAGCATTTGCTGAAGGTTGCCAACGTGCCGGTGCTAATGTATTTGTTCAGACCAAATGCGAAGTAATTCCTGCACGACTAGGTGTATTCATTGGGTGGTACGGACAAACATTTTCGGGTCCGCATATTCATTTGCGTAAAGCAGTAATAGACTGGGCACGTGATAATAAACAGCATTGTATGCCCATAGACGGAAGTTGTTTTAAGTTTGCTGACCCGACCAGTCACTATGTTCGTTATAGTCTCGACGGGGTTTATTACAATGAAAATGAATATGCTAATAAAGGCAGTAGCAATCAAAAGTGGAATCAGATTAGATATGATTTACGTATGACTAACATGAAGCCTTGGAAAACCTTAGGTCAAGGTAGTCATATTTTAATTTGCCTACAGCGTGACGGCGGCTGGAACATGAAAGGTACTAATTTAGATCAATGGTTAGCTAACACCGTAACTAGTATTAGAAAACATACAGCCATGCCGATACTGGTTAGGCCCCATCCAAAACGCAAGTATGACCTGTCAGGATATAGTCAACAACCTAACGTATATGAAAGTGTAAAAGGTAGCACATTAGATCAAGACCTAGCCGGAGCTCACGCTAGTGTATTTTATAATAGTTCAAGTGCTGTTGCTAGTATATTAGCAGGCGTGCCTGCATTTGTGACTGATGACGATGCCGTAACTTGGGAAGTGTCTAATCATGACATAAACAATATACTAACTCCGGACTGTCCGGAACGTAGTCAATGGTTATATGATTTAGCCGCGTGCCATTGGAGTGATAGTGAACTTCTTAATGGAAGTGTTTGGAAACACTTTAAACCTTACTTAGAAGATTGAGCTATTTCCATTAGTTCTTGGTGTGTGTAACAACCAGAATAACTAGCGTACAACTCAGAACTTTGAGTTATTTCGTTTATATTCCATTGATGAAAGTGTGCGGTTAACAAGGCATGTATGTTGCAGGTGTATTCAGTTTTAAAATCTAAAATATAAAGTTCAGGTACGCATACGTTTGTTACGCTAATGCAAGTGCCTAACACATATCCCCAGAGACCTACGCCCATCCTAGTACAATGTCGTTACGAACACGACACAGTTCTCGAGCACCCCACACTTCTAAAAGACTTTTGGCTTCGTATTTGGAATAAAATCCTACATCAGGATGGCCTTTTTGTTCAATGACCATAATGGGTTTATATTTTTTAAATGTTTCTTCACCACCTAGTAGAATATTTTCTTCATATCCTTCGCAATCTACTTTGCAGTAGTCAACCTTAGGTAAGTCTAAATCGTCTATCTTAAACATATCTATAGTACCGTCACCCATTGTGGTAACATCTACGTGACTATGACCTGTGTTCTCAGGTGTAATAACCATGTTAATTTTAGTAGTTTCGTTGCCTAACGCATGAGCACGCATATCAACTTTAGTCATGTCAACATTCTTTTCATAACACGCACGAAAGTCAGCAACGGGCTCAAACGCTATAACTTGTTCAAACTGTTCAGCCATGTCACGACTCCATAAGCCTACATTGGCACCTATATCCAACGCTAGACCTTTGTGTTGCACAAACTCAAATGACTTAGTTCTAACGGGTTCTTGGTAAACAGGCCCCCCACCTTTTCTAATATTTTTAGTTAACATGCCAACAAAATGGGTGTCGTAGTCCGGAAACCACCAACCGTGTTCTTGATACATTATTCATTCTCCTTTATAGATGCCCAATACGGGTGGTCGGTGTGTACACCTTGATCTCTCTTGCGACTGTGACCTTCTTTCTTACGTTTACCTTTAACATGATCTAGGTATTGTCCTAGATCACTATTAACAAAGGGATGGCCAGCAAAGCCTTTAGTATCCGGCGCAGGGTTTAAATTATAAAATTCATTTTTAGGATTTTCTCTGTATCGTTTCCAGATAGTACCCCATACATAACTGTCATGATACTCTTTTAAGTCAAACAATAAGTCATCTGTGTACTGCGTGACAAATTCATTTATAAACAGTCTGGTGTTAGGATGTCTTAAATTGTATCCTACCCACCCACATTCTGGATGATATTTGTCACCTCTTCCTAGATATGTAATCATAGCGTTGAACGGCGATATTGATCCCATAAATTCTACAGGTACAGGAGTATGTGTAAGCGTGTCAGCGTCACACCATACTAGCCAATCAGTGTCTACAATAGTTTTTACTGCTAGCTGTGTAGCAAATACTTTATAACAAAAACGAACAGCGTCCCATTTAAATTGTTTACGTGGATCCTGTGTTTCAACATCTTTACCGTGTGCTCGAAGATTATTTTTGTGTCGTTCAACGAAATCTCTACATTCTTTACTTGCGGCAAGTAGGTCAACTACACGAACGTTTTCTTTAGTAGTTGTTGGACTACAGTTTTCGGTGTACACAACAAGATCAATTTGCTCCGGCCAATACTTTTCAAAAGTATCAATCATCCTCTGTCCGTATTGTTGCATTCCTTCTTCGTGGAATGTTGTTATTAGAGTATATTTCAAATTTTTCACCTTGTCCTTCAAAACAGGATACATAGTATTATATTAGCATATATTTATTTCGATGAAAACACTGACACATTTTTCTGCACACACTTCACTAAACTCAAAACCAGTTCTGACTGCGTTTTTAGCAAGTGCTAGCAAGCATTATAAGGTTGTAGAAAATGATATGTCTGCTGACTGTGCTGTCATATGGTCATGTTTGTGGGCAGGACGTATGGCCCCTAACAAAGAAATACATGAACACTTTCGTAGTCAGAATAAGCCTGTAATTATTATTGAAGTAGGTGCCCTTAAACGAAATATTACCTGGAAGATAAGTGTTAATAATATTACAACTCAAGGCTATTATGGACATCAGGAAAAGTTAGATTATAACAGGCCCAAACAATTAGGGTTAGTACTAAAAACACAGTTAAAAAATAATGGAAAAATATTAATAGCGGCACAGCATCATAAAAGCCATCAACTGGCTAACCTAAACAGTCAAGAAGACTGGATTAATCAACAGATTAAAATTATACAAGATCAAACAGATAGAGATATAGTAGTGCGTAGTCATCCTAGGTCACCGTTAACTATACCTAGCCAACAACCTCGCAAGCTAGAAGGAACATATGATGACTTTGATTTTGATACCAACTACTATTGTGTAGTTAATTACTCAAGTGGACCCGGCATACAAGCCGCTATTATGGGAACACCAATAATAACCAGTGAGTACAGTCTAGCATATCCGATAAGTAACAACATTAACAAACTGCGCCGCCTAAAGAATAAAGCTACAGAACAATGGCTAACAGAAATAGCTCACACTGAGTATCTACTAGAAGAAATAGAAGATGGTCGTTGGATATCAAGATTGGAATTAGCATTATGAAACAGGTAGATGACTATATGGAAAATGGTATAGACTGTGGTTGTGTATTACACGGTGCATACTATACCTTAGACTATGCTAAGAAATTAGAAGCTGGCCTACGTAGGAACTTTAGTTGTCCTATACGTTTTCACATATGGACTGAAAAAGCTAGAGAAGTACCTAAACATTGGCACAAACATTTCCTTAAAGATCTAGGGGTCACAGGACCTAAGAAATCCTGGTGGTACAAGACACAATTGTTTAGAAACAAAGATTTTCAGGGTAGACTGTTTTATTTTGATTTAGACATTGTGGTAGCAGGCAATCTAGACTGGATGCTGAGGTTAGGTAACGAGCAATTTTGGGCAGTTAGAGATTTTCGCTATCTTTGGAAAAAAAACAAATGGAGTATAAATAGTAGCGTAATGGTATTTAATACCAATGAATATTCAGATTTATGGAAAAAATTCAAACGTAATCATCATGCAATTATGACACAATACAATGGGGATCAAGATTTTGTAGATGCAGAAGTACCAGAAAGCAAGAAGCGTTGGTTAAACCAATCCCAGGTAAAAAGTTATAGATGGGAAGTAATGGATGGAGGAATGGACTTTACTTACAGATCGTACCCAAATAGAGGTAAAGACCGAAGCCACATTTTTAAAGATTTAAGTATAATCGTGTTTCATGGAGTACCAAACCCACATGAAATTGACGATCAAGAAGTCCTACGCCATTGGCAACTGGATAAATAACTGTAACAATTGGAGAACATAGCACATGGCTAACAGAACATTTAAAGTATACGGACAAGCATACGCATCAGCAGGTGATGTAACCGCTGTGTTAACCGTAGGCGGAGTAGAAGTATTTAACGGTGCGGTCAATGACTCCACAACAGTTAGATCTGGGCAACCAGACACAAACAATCACTTGTTTTCATTCACATTAGATGAAGCAACAACAGGTAACCTAGCATACTCACTTACTGCAACAGGTGGTGAACTTTGCTTAGGAAAAACAGAATATAATTACGCAAAAACACTAGTGATTTCCAAAGAATGGTTTGATGCAAACATACCTAACAACCAGGCTGTATCAACAGCGGCACAAACACATATTGCAACAGAGTTGGGTGAAACTGCATTAACAACAACTTATTACAATAAATTAGTAGCTGGAACCTCAACTGCTATCACTGCTGATGAAGACGCCATAATGGCGGAGGCAAATCTTCAGGCTAGTTCATCTGTTTACGTTACAGCAGATGACGTTAGAGCAAGTGGGCAAATTGACGGTGTAGCAATGGTTAACTGGGATGATGACACTTATAACCCTAGAGCATGGCCAATTCTTGAAGATGGTCAAGTATTTACTTGTACATGGAATCATATTCCAGATACGCACAGAGGCGCTGTATAATTAAGTAATCAAGTAATAATTCAACAACCCCACACTATGTGGGGGTTTTGTTGACTAGTGTTTCTAGATAAAATTGTTTGTTATAAAGGCTGATTGTGTGAGCTTGCTCGACCACAGTTTGATATTCATCACCAGGCAGT